GCTCGTTCGACTTTGCAAGCGACGCGGTGAATATCCAAGCGGCTCAATCGTTGATCTGCCACAGGCAGAGGCGGAAAGCCTGATTGGGTTTGGCTTGGCTGAGGCTGTTGCAGATGTCGACGCAGAGGCACCAACGCGGCTCGTAGAGCGCGCGAAAGTATCAAAGAATATGAGGACAGCCACCGTCACACAAACGGAGCCCAGCGTGGCTCCTGAAGGGGAGTAATGGCAACCGTCATCGCCTCACAGAAGACCGTCGGAACTGAGCCAGTCTTGATTGCGACTGGGCTTGTCGGCGCGTCCTATGTCTACCTGCACTCCCCTACCGGCGGCAACACCGTCTACATCGGCAACAGCGATGTGGCCACCTCCAACGGCTTCGCTCTTCCGAAGGATGAGATGCACCAGATCTGGCTACCAGAGGCTGACAAGTTGTACGCAGTGGTAGGATCTGGCACAGAAACGCTCTATGTGATGCACACAGGAGGCCGATAAATGTCCTACGCAACGCTCTCTGAGTTCAAGGCTGCTGTCGGCATTACCGACACAACCGATGACACCGCGCTCCAGTCGGTGCTGGATGCAACCGACACGCTGATCGATCTCTACTGCGACCGCAAGACTGGCTTTGGCACAGCGTCCGAGACGCGCTACTACACAGCTGAGGACTGGGAGTATGTGCTGACCGATGATCTCGTCAGCGTCACGACGCTCCAGACAGACGATGACGCGAACGGCACCTACGAGACCACCTGGACTTCTTCCTTGGCGTGAAGGTGGTCGGCGTGTTCGGCTTCCCAGCCGTACCGGCTGCGGTCAAGCAGGCGGAGATCATTCAGGCTGGCGCTGTCTGGAACAGCCGCACCGCGCCATTCGGCGTGATCGGATCGGCTGACCTTGGCGGCATCCTGCGGATGAGCCGCGCTCTGCACCCAGAGGCTGCGCTGATCCTTGAGCCGTACCGCAAGCGCGGCGGCTTGGCACGATGACCGACCTGACCATCCTTGATGCCATTGCAGCTCGGCTGACGGCGCTCACGCCGCCGACTGGCTACGCGCTCCGCAAGGCATACGCCACGCCTCCTGAGTCTCTGCCGGTCGTACCTGCTGCGATCCTCTTCCCAGGCGATGACTCAATCACCGTCGGCAACGGCAACCGCACCACGGTGCTGACGGTGGCGATCCGCATCTACCTCCTGCCCATCCCACGGATGGATGACAAGTACCGCGATCTCTACGCTTGGCGCGCGTGGCTCCGCACTGCATTCGATGGAGCGGTCACCATTAGTGGAAACGCCGTTCAGGTCGCAGTGTCTGGTACTACACTCGGCACAGATACATACGCCGATCAGGACTACCTGACCGTAGAAGCAACTGCGGAAGTGACCGTCTATGACACGGTCGCCTTCACCGCGTAGAGCAAGGAGATCGAGAGATGGCAACAATCGGCGCAAAGGCTCTGACGCGGATCGCTACTGCGTCGCAGGCTTCATTCGGCACGGCCGCTTCTATCGGCACGGCGACAGGCGAGGTCCTGTTCAACGAGACCATCGGCGCGCTCGACTTGGGCGTGACCGTTGACTTGGGCGAGACCACCTCAGTTGGCAAGCGCACCGCCATTCAGGCTGGGCGACCAACGATCACCGGACGAGCACCAGTGCTTACTTTGGCAGAGGGTCCTGCATCGCTCCGCACCCTGCCGCTGATCCTTGACGCAATCGGCGCGAGCACCTCCGGCACGGCTTCGCCGTACTCGTGGACTTGGTCGCCAACACAGGGCGATGTCGACACGCTCGTGTTCTACTCGTTCCTTGTGACTGACGGCGTGCAAAAGTATCTCGTCCGAGATGCAGCTCTGACAGAGGTCACCTTCTCGGCAGATGCAAACGGTCTGCTTCAGGTCGGCGCAACCTTCGCTGCGACCACGGTCACATCGTCGGCGCTCGCCTTCCCAACGGCACTCCCAGAGAATCCAATGATGGCTGGCCGCTTGATGAAGCTCAGCACCGACACGAACTTCCCTGACAAGAGCGGCACTGGCGCAACCGACTTCGCCAGCGTGATGAACTTCAACCTCTCGGTGACCACTGGCGTGGGGATGGTGACGGCGCTTGACGGCAGCCTGACGGCAGCCACGGCTGCACTGACCGGCGTGCTCGATGCGACACTGACCTTCACGGTCGTGAGCAACAGCGCGGCGACCACCTCATTCCCAATCACCGACATTGCAACGCAGAAGTTCCTGCGCCTCTACGGCACGACTTCTGACAACTACGGCGTCTGGATTCTTGGCTCGTGGGAAGTCGAGAATGTCGTTCCGCTCCAGGCGGATATGGATGGCGTCGTGGTCAATGAGGTCACCTGCCGACTGGCGTATGACACGACTTCAGGCAAGTCGCTTGAGATCGTGGTGGATTCGCCACTCAGCGTCGCGCCATAAATAGCAGCGCCATTCGGCGCTAGGAGGGTCATATGGACACGGTGAAGATCACCCTAGAGGGTGACTTTGCAGGGTGGACTGCCGAGCTGCGAAAGCAAGTCTCGGCGCGCATCCTGCTCGACTTGGAGTCAGGCGATAGCCAGCGCTCGCTGGTTGCTTTCTCCAAGTTGGTGGTCACGCATAACTTCAAAGGCCTTGATGGCAAGGCTGTTGACGATGTGCTGGATGCACCGATTGACGCACTGACGCAGATGCTTGAGGCGTGGGGTAAGGCGAACCAGCCGGACCCCAAGTAAGGCTCGCTGCTAGGCGGATGGCGCTTGGGCAATCCATAGCGCCTCCACCGGAAATCATCTTCCACATCTTGGGCGCAAAGTTTGGGATGTGGCCAGAGCAGGTGGCGAGCCTTCCGATTGACGAGGTGCTGCTTCACTGGATGATCCACGCGGAGATGCAGCCGAAAGGGAAGTAATGCCAGCAGCGATTGTCGTAGAAGGTCAGTTCGAGAAGGGCTACGACCAGCTGCGACTTGGCTTCCTGAAGGGGTCAAACCCATCAGCGTTCAAGCGCTTGATGACTTTTGCCACACTCAACGCTGCGCGCACCTTGCAGAAGCCGATGCGCGACAAGGCACCACGCGGTGCGACCGGCAACCTTCGCAAGAAGGTGCTCGCTCGCAAGGCGCGATTCAACAACCCTGCCGCCGTGGTCGGCATCAAGGGTGGTCGCAAAGGCGTGTTCTATGGCTGGCTCGTCGTCGGTGGTACTGGCAATCGCCGCACCACGCCGAACGGCACCTTTGCGGTCAAAGGCGTAGCGCCGCGACCATTCGTAGAGCAAGTGGTAAAGCAGCGCTCCAACATCGACCGCGCGGTAGAGTCATACAGTAAGACGGTGGCCGCATACCTCAATGACGAGCCATTCCGCAACACCATCCTGAGATTCAGAAGGGGTAATCAACGCTGATGGCTGCCAACCAGACTGCTAACTTCGTCGTCAAAGCCAAAGATCAGGCGACTGGTCCGCTTGGCAAGATCGGCACCTCAATGGGCAAGCTGCGCCGCACTGGTGTCACTGCATTCAAGGGCATCGCCGCAGCCTCAGCAGCAGCAGGAGCCGCGCTTGCCGCGGTAGCCTTCGATGCGGTCAAGTCAGCGGCAGATGACGAGCGCCAGACGATCCTGCTCAACGCAGCCCTAAAACAGCGTGGGCTTCTTACTGATGGTCTGACAAAGCAGATTGATGAGCAGATCATCGCTATGGGCGCGCTGGGCATCAGCGACGACCAGGTGCGCGCTGGCCTAGAAGTTGGATCACGATTCTTCTCCAGCCGGAATATGCTGCTCAAGGCAAATGCTGTCGCCGCAGATATCGCCGCCGTTACTGGCACAGACCTTGCAGAGGTAATGACCATCATCGGCAAGGCAACTCAGGGTCAGACGAGAGGGCTAAAGGCGCTCGGCATTCAGGTATCAAAGAATGCCAGCCTTGAGGAGATTCTGACCGCAGCGACCGAGAAGTACGGCGGCACAGCCGCAGAGATCGCGAACTCCACGAGTGGCAAGTTTGCTCGGTCACAGGTCAAGTTCAATGAGACGATGGAGGATCTCGGCTACAAGCTGCTACCGACAGTCAACAAGTTCCTAGACTGGCTTGCCACCACAGGAATGCCGATCTTTGAGAGCATCATCAATGCCGTCGCTCCAGTCCTGCAAGACCTGATTGACAATGGCATTGCGCCCCTGGGCGAGTCACTCGGCGCGCTGTTCGAGGTGTTTGGTGGCGCAGAGGGATCTGCCAACCTGCTGATCATCGCCCTCACGCCGCTCAAGATCTTCCTTCAGGCACTCAAGATCACAATTGATGCCATCGTCGCAGGACTAAATATGCTGTTTGCCGCACAAAACAACGCTGCTGCGGCAGGTGTGACGTCCGCAGGATACTCGCCATATCTCGCCAACGCGGTGACCTCTGGCACATTCACGCTACCGCCAACCACCAACAACATCTTCATCGGCACAGGCAAGGTTGACACCGTTGTAACTGATTCGATCAACCGAACTGGAACCTTCAAGCGAGGCCGCTAAATGGCGAACCCATTCAGCCTCATCGTCGCTGGCGTTGATAACAGCACCGTCTCTGGTGCAGGTAGGACAGGAACGCTTGCCGCCATTGACTTCTCAGTCGCACACGGCTTCTCAGTTGGTCAGTCAATCAAGGTGAGTCTGCTCACTGGCCCATCAGGATTTGCTGCACTCAATGGTGTGTGGACGATTGCAAGCACAACTTCAACAAGGGTCCGATTCGATACCGATACGAGTGGTGCGATCACTCTGGCTGCTGCTACTGGAACCGTCAGCATCAATCTCATTGGTCTTCCTGGAATCGCTACAACTGCGCCGTATGTTGATCTT